GGTATTATTTACACAATTTTACATTGCTTGACATAATTCCCCCAAAGAAATATCACACTTGACACATTCATACGCTAACACTTTACATTCTACCATTTACACCACACTTAACACGCTAACAGGCTTATAATATAGGACGTTTACATTATTGACACGCTGTTATGCTATTTTAATCAATTTATCATTGTATTTTATAATGGCTCGTGGTATGATTTAATTATGTTAAGGAGGATAAGAGATGAGAGAAAAACATTTTAAAGGTAGTATTGAGTTATTATTAATAATTATTCAGATGTTATTAATAGTAATATTAGGAAGTGAGGTTGATGATCTAAAAATATTTTTTGTATCGAAAATATTATTTTTAACTTTATTTATTATTAATCATAAGTTATTATGTAAGTATGGTTATATAATTAAAACTTTACAAAGTTAATAGGAGGTAGAAGATGGCAAGTTTAAGAAAAGCAAAGAAACTAGCTAAAAAGGAGGGGCGTGTATTTGTTGAGCCTGAAAAATTAAAAAGAAGAAGATTAGCAAAGCAAGTTCAGGAGCAAGTAAATGTAGTTAATAAGAGATTAAGACGATTAGATAAAAAAGGATATTATAATAGTTTTTCAAGTAAGAAATTATTTGAGAGATTAGATACAAGTAAATTTAATGCTTTACAAAAAATTAATGGAAAAGTAGTAGGAATCAAATTAAGAGATAATATGACTATTACAGATTTAAATGCTGTAAGTCGTGCTAGTAGAAACTTTTTAGCAAGTGCTACATCTACTCCAGAACGATTGCAAAGAGTAATAAAAAAGACTAAAGATTCAATGTTTAAGACATTAAAAATAAAAGATGATGAATTAACGATGGAGGATATAGAGAATTATTATGATATGTTAGGAGATAAAGATTTTGATGCTTTCAATGATAAGATAGGAGCATCTTCTATGTGGGCGTTAATAGATGAAGCTGTAGAAAATGAAGATGATCTATCAGGATTCTTGCGTAGAATCAATAATTTAATATCTTTAAATGATGTTGATTTAAAGAAAAAAGCAATAAATCTATTTAATAAATATGTTTAATGTTATATTGGGATAAGTATATAAAACATAATCCTAAAATAGAGGGAAAAAGAAAAAAGATAGATAATACTGTTTATACTTTTGATATAGAAACTACTTCATATTTAATACTGGATGGGAAACAGTTAAGTGCTACAGAATATTTAAATTTAACTAAAGATGAAAGAGAACGAGCTGAATATAGAACTTGTATGTATATATGGATGTTAGGAATAGATGATGTAGTTTATTATGGTAGATATTGGGATGAATTAAAATTGTTTTTATCTGAAATTAATATAAATGTTCCAGAAAGAAAAATTATATTCGTCCATAATTTGGCTTTTGAATTTCAATTCTTGAAAAGTCAATTTCACTTTCAGGAAGTTACAGCTAGAAAAAGCCATAAAGTAATGACAGCTTTAATGCGTGATTACAACATATTATTTAAGTGTAGTTATATGATGAGTAATTGTGCGTTGCAATATTTACCTGAATTATATAATCTTCCAGTTAAAAAACTAACAGGAGATTTAGATTATTCACTTATAAGACATAATGAAACTAAATTAACAGAACAGGAATTAGGATATTGTGAAAATGACTGTCTTGTAGTATATCATTATATATTATATGAGTTAGCCACTTATGAGAGAGTTGATAAGATTCCTACAACATCGACAGGACATGTAAGAAGAGAACTAAAAGAGCTTATACAGAACGATTTAGGATATAAGAGATTAGTAAGAAAAGCAATTAATACAGATCCAATTGTTTATAATAGATTACAAAGTTGTTTTGCTGGAGGTTATACTCATGCTAACTGGATCTATACCGATGATATTATAAAGGATGTAGATTCTTATGACGAAACTTCAGCCTATCCTTATGTATTAGTTACATGTAAGTTTCCGTCTACTGAATTTAGAAGAGGAAATGTTAAAGATGTTAAAGACTTATCAAAACACTTTGCGTATATATTAACAGTTAGATTCACTAATTTAAAATGTAAGTATTATAACAACTTTATATCAGCAAGTAAATGCAATATGATAAAAGGAGCTAAATACGATAACGGAAGAATTATAGAGGCAGAGGAGATAGAAATAGTTTTAACTGATATTGATTTTAAGTTTATATTAGATACTTATACATGTAATTATGAGATACTAGAATCATGGTGGAGTTTATATAATTATTTACCAAAACAATTTATAAACTTTGTTTTGGATAAGTATGTTTTAAAAACAAAGTATAAAGGAGTAGAAGAAAAAGAACTTGAATATCAAAAAGAAAAAGGGAAATTCAATGCTCTATATGGTATGTCAGTTACTAACACTATAAGAGATGAGGTTAAATATAAAGATGATATGGAGGAGTGGTTTGAAGAGAAATTAACTAACGAGGAGATAGAAGATAAGTTAGAAAGTGAAAAGAAAAAAGCCTTTTTATCTTTTGCTTATGGAGTATGGGTCACAGCATACGCTAGAGATAACTTATTAAGAAGATTAATTGAATTAGATGACTATGTATTATATGCTGATACTGATTCGTTAAAATTAAGAAGTGGCTATAATAAAAATATATTTATTGAGTATAACAAATCAGTTGAGGAAAAAATAAAATTCGTTAGTAAGATTCTAAAAATACCATTTGAAAAATACGCTCCAGAAGATAAGAACGGAAAAAGGCATCTATTAGGAGTTTTTGAATACGAGGGAAACTATGAGGAGTTTATAACACAGGGAGCTAAAAAATACGCTGTTAAACAAAACGGAAAAATTAAAATAACAGTAGCAGGAGTTCCGAAAAAAGGTAGCCACGCTTTGCATAGTTTAGATGAGTTTAGAGATGATTTCATTTTTGATTATAAAGATACTGGAAAAAATCTACTTGTTTATGTTGAAAATCAGGAGCCTTTTCTATTAAAGGATTATAACAATAAAGAATCCATTGTTAAAGATAAATCAGGATGTAGTTTAATACCAACTACTTATGTATTAGGAAAAGCGTTAGATTACGCTAATTTAGTAAACGATAACTCTAGTAAGAGAGCTGTTTATAAAGAATAGGAGTAAATTATGGAGAAAAAAGAATTTAAAAAGGAATTATTTGTAGTATGTCAATACTGTGGATATAATAATAAATATAAAAGATTTAGTTTATATGGAACATGTTTAAGATGCCATAAAATAATAGATCCTAAAATCTATTTAAAGCGTAGATTATGGGAAGAAAAACATAAAACAAAAATAAGGGAGGAGGATTATTATGTCTTTTCGAGATATGGAAAATATAGTAACAAGTAAAGAAAAAGAAGTAAAATTCATTGAGGGATTTAAAAATATAAAGTTTTATAATATATGTAAAGAGGAAAATGTAAATCCTCAAAATTATTATAAGTTAGAAGTTAGTCCTGAAAAGTTATTAAATATTAAAGCTAACATAGATAATAAAATTAAAAAGTTATACGAGGATTATAATGACAAAGATAATTCATTATAGTATTGATAATATATTAAAAGAAAACGCTATTATTAATTTAATCTGGGGAGAGAGATCCAATGGGAAAAGTTATGCTGTTAAGCATAAAATAGGAGTAGAAAAGTTTTTAAAGACTGGAAGAAGATTTATTCTGATGAGAAGATGGAAAGAAGAAATCTCTTCCGAAAAAATAGAGCAATATTTTCAGGATGTAGATGTATATAAATTAACTGAGGGAAAATATAACTGTATAACTATGTATAAGAAAAGTCTTTTCTTATCTAATTATAATATAGATAATGGAAAGACTACTAGAGGAGACAAAATAGGATATGTAGTAGCACTGTCAACAGAGCAAAACTATGCAGGAGCTAGTTACTTGGATGTAGATGATATTATATTCGAGGAATTTATGTCTAGAAATACGCCTTATTTAGGAGGGGAGCCAGATAGACTTATCAATTTCTATTCCACAGTGGATCGTAAGCGCGGAACTACTAAAATATGGATGGTAGGAAATGCTATTAGTCAAGTATGCCCTTATTTACAGGACTGGGGACTTCAAAATATAGTATTAAATCAAAAGCAGGGAACTATTGAAACTGTAGAATTACCTACTGGAACATTTAAAGAAGATGGAGAAGAAATTACTTTAAAATGTTGCGTTGAGTATTGTAATTCTACAGGGGCATCCAGTTTTGCAATTGGAAAACATAAAGACATGTTAAATAAAGGAACTTGGCAAAGTGATCCACAGCCTCATTTACCTAAAAGCTATAAAGAATATAAATTACTTTATAGAGTAGGATTCTTTTATCAGGGTTTCAAGTTTATTGGAGAACTTTTAAGGGATGAAAAGGATTTAGCATGGTTTATATATCCATACAAGAAAGATTTTTCTAACAAGTTAATAGTGTTTAGTGATATAATAAAGACAAGTAAATATTATCAAAGAAATATTTATAATATAACAATTAAAAACTTAAAACTTCAGGACTTATTAAATACATTTAGAGAAAGTCAAATCTTTTATTGCACTGATTTAGTAGGAACTAATTTTAAACAGGCAATAGATTTTGAAATAAGGAGGTAGATTATGGCTAAAAATAGTATAGTAATTATATGTAAAAACATAAAAATTGATAGAAATTATCAGAACTGTTTAACATATAGTGAAAACGAGATGTATCAACTATGTTATGAAAACAAAATAAACATGTCGAATACATTTTCATTTATTAAGGAAAACGAGAACACTTTAAGAGTTCCATTTTCATATCAAGAGTGTTTATCAGCAAATTACATGGCTTTCCAAAATCCACGTTATAGCAATAAATGGTTTTTTGCTTTTATTGATTCTGTTGAATATGTATCAGATGGAGCAACAAATATTAATTATACAGTAGATGAGTTTTCTACTTGGTGGAGTTATTGGAATCCAGTAGAAACTTTTGTAATAAGAGAACATACTAACGATGATACTATAGGATCTAATTTAGTAGATGAGGGATTAGGACTAGGAGATTATATATGTCAACATGTTAATAATGATTTAAAGCCTTTTAATAGTTTTAAGCCAGTAATAGGAGTTAGTGAATGTTTAGATAATAACGAAACTACAGCAAAAATTCCACAATTTTATGAAAACGGTGGAATCTTTAACGGAGTGTGTTATATTGTAGGAGAGGCTAGTCCTTTTGCAACAAGTCATATAGTAAGAGGATATGATGCTTGTGGAAAAGCATCATCTATTCAGTATATATTTATGGCTCCTACTGAAATAATAGAATCTTATGAAATAGGATATGTTGATCCTTTATCAGGTTATGAATTTCCTATTTCTTATGGATTTATAAAGAATCCTACTAGTAGTTA